AAGTTCCTTTAATTTGCCACAATCTTACATACGCATCATCTGAGCCTCTATCATAGGTTACAGACTCATTATAGTTAGGATCAGTATATGCTTTATAAGTAGTACTTGCAGTATAAGTACTAAATACTCTTACTCTTCTAAAATTGGCATTAGTATCTGAAGGTGTTCCAGGATTACTTGTAGTTACTGTAGCTTGCCAATAATCAAAAGCACTCTCACCAGGGTCTAAAGTACCATCTGTACTGACTTGTGTAAGTCCTGTTTTGGCTACTTTATAATAAAACCCAACTGTTATACTTGATACAGTTGTATTAAAGGTAAGTGAAGAACTTACTACTTCTTCATCCTTCTTGTTAAAATAAGTTATTCTTATAGTACCGTCAAGATCTGTCCCCCTACTATAAGTATTCCATTTACAACCTCCTACTTTACTTGCTAAAGATAACTCTGGGCTTGCTCCTTGATATTTCCATGCACAGGCATTAGCAACTACATTCCTTCTTGGCAAATTAACTCCTGCTAAATCAAAAGGAGAGGCTAGTTCAAAATCTATATAAATGGGTGTTTTTTCTGCTATTCTATCTATATACCACATTTTCTGCGGAAATTCAACAGGAGGATTTGCATCCCCTGATTGTCCATAACAATACTTGTACAAAGTTGTTCTTCTAAATACTTTTTTACCTATTAAATCTTCGTTTGTTATTCCGCCTAAAGCATCTGAAAAGGTGGAAAGTACATTTGCAACTTTAAGTACGGGACGTGCAGAAGCTCCTGCAGATTGTATAGATACGCCACTAGCCTCTATGGGTATGGCAATATAAGTACGAATTGTACCAGGACTGGTACGGTCTCTGAATTGTAGGGTGGATAGGTCTGCTTCAAGTCCAGAATGGAAATAAGCAGATGAAGAGTCAGATAGCTCTATCTCCCAAAGCTCAATAAATGATGAACCTGGTGACTGCTTTTGTACATCTTGTATAGCAGTATTGGTCATGATTCATATACTCGTTTAAAAGTTGCAGAACAAGCGTAGTAGTCTCCTGTTAAATAAGCTTGGCTCCAAGACTCACAGATTACTTTAATTGCAGTTTCTCCACTATTGTTTGAATCTGGTATAGTAAAAGTAAAATTAGTAACTCCACCTTTACTTACGAAAAAAGCTACTATATCATCTATCTCTTCTTTTGTTCTATTTGCAAAACCTACTGAGTAGTTTTGTTCTAAATTATTTATTCCTGCTGCTATTCTTTGCTGATATCCATCACCAAAGTCCGTTACACGTACTTTAGGTGTTGATGAAGCCGCCATCATTTTATCGGGTTTTCTAACTGTACTTGTTAAATCTGTAAATCCTATTGCCATTGTTATCCTCCGTATGGACTAAGTATACCACCTGGTCTCTGTTGTTTATGCATTTCTTCTTGTACTGCAGCTGATATTGCTCTACCTAATTTGGCTCCTTGCTGCCCACCATCACTAGTCATACTTTCTGTAGTATTTCCATCTGCAGCAATATTTACTGTAACATTTGCATTTCCGCCAGAACCGCCTTTCATCATTACAGGTATACTTCTGCCATCTGGTAGAGGTACTACAGCTTCGTTATATTTGCCTTCTCCTACTAAGTAAGTAGGCTCTGTTACTACTCCACCACTTCTATATCCTTTAGGTTTTGAACCCCCTATTACTCCACCACTTGCCATCGGAATACTTAAGCCTACAGCCTGTAGAGCCTTCATAGCTATCATTTGGGCTATAATTTGGGCTATTGCAACTAAAACTGCTTTTGCCATATCTAAGAACCCTTCTTTCATTGATTTTGTTCCATCAATAACCCCCATTATTGCTGATTGCAGTCCTTCTCCGAAAGCATTAGTAGCTGCCTGCTCTATTCGATATAAAGGATTTATTAAGTTTACTAAGTGATCTTTCTCTGCTTTTAAAAGCTTGTTAGTTGAGACCTGTACGTCTATTGCCGCTTGAGCATTTTGACGTTCTGGGTTAACTATATCTATCTCGTTGCCTTGTGCGTCTTTGCTCTTGACTGTTAATGCGGTTTTGTTTCTAATATTTTCTAATATTTTCAAATCAGCTCTAGCTTTTGCTAACTTTAGAGATTTAGTCTCCATAGCTAATACTCTTCTTGCTCTGATAGCCTCTGCATCAGTTCTACCTGAGAACCCTACTGCTTGTGCCTTTAAGTTATTAAGTGAGACTATTGCTTTTGAATTCTGTAAATTGAATTTTGTGTACATGTTATAAAGATCTGTGGCTAATTTCAACTCTTTTGTTAATGCGATATTACCATTATTAATTGCAGTAATTGATTCTCCTCTTAATTCTACTATTGCTTCTAAATTAGCTTTTTTCTTCTCCCGCGCCTTAAATTCATCAGTTTCTCCACCTGGCATTATACCTTTATTCGGGTCTGTAAGCATGCCTGTAGAATACATCATCTGCCTTGCTGTTGCATTGAATGCCATATTGTCTAGTTCATTCTCAGCATCGGTCTGTTCTTTACTAAGACTAGGTAACATACTAGTGTTTAATCGTATACTCTCAGAAGCTGATGTCTGTCTACCAATTACAGAAAGTAATAAATTATTATAGCTACCCCCACTTTTACTTCGTACATAGTCATTCTCAGCTTTTGAGAAATCTAGCTGTGATTGTATTAATAGCTTGGCAGCAGCAGCTTGTGAAAGCATATTTTTAGTTAGCTGTTTCATTGCTTCACTATTTTGTTCAGTAGTATTTCTGTTGTTTTTAAAATTAAAAAAGAGTTTAGACCATCTAGCATCTAAAAGTGCTAACTGTTGTATGTCCTTAAGTAAGGATATTTTTAAGGACCCTGCTCCTGCGTCACCTTCGCTTACTGCTTTTGTATATTCCTTAAATCTGGATTCAAGATTAGCACTTTGAGCCACATTTCCTCCAAAAATCATTGTTTCCATTATATCCGCTAAATTACCATTACCTGATGAAGTTCCAATTTTCTCTTTAAATCTATCGCCCATTAATTTTATTTCTTTATTCAAGGCTCTAGCTGCCTCTATAGATTCTTGATAATTATCTTCTTTATCGATAAACCCAAGATAAGGCTTAATAAAATCCCATACCATCACTAGCAAACTAATCCACATTAGTATGGAAAATGCCTTATTCATAAACTTACCAGCTTTAGAAGCTGTCTTTTTCATAAAGGACATGGTACCTGCCCAGGCAGCCTGCATTCCTGTAGTTACTACTTTGAATTTAAGACCCATTGTTTGAAATTGTCGGTTAATCCAAGTAGTAGTACCTTTTGTATCTGCCATCATTCTGCTATATGATTTTTTAAGTATAGCTACATCTGCTGCTTGTGCATTTTTAAGTATACCTGTACGTTTATAGTTTGCGTTTGCTACTATTTTAGTAGTCTCCAATTCATAATGTTTTATAGCTGCCAGTTTACCTCGACCTGAAGTACTCAATCCCATTTTTTTTGCTTGAGCTTGAAATAAACCTCTATTAACTCCCGCTCCTGCTTTGGCTTGGGCTAAGGTTGCTTGGTAACTAGCTAAATCTGCCTTCATATCGACATAAGCTGCTTTATGTATTCCTGCTTGTTCTACAGTTTTAGCTGCCCAAGCATCCATAGATGGAAGTATTAGTTTAACTATAGGTATTGCAAATATTGTTAATGCACCCATAAAAGCGTAAAGATTCTTACTAAAGAATCTAGCTAGGTTCTCTGCTATTGGTCCTACAAATTCATATATCTTATTTATTACATCATCAAAGGCTTTTGCAAATTGATTTAAAGCGTTTACTTGTAACTCTGCATTTTCTCCGATTGATCCAAATTTACCCTCTACTTGTGCTAGTACCTCTACTGTTACTGCTTGTGATTTTTCAAATATTGTTAATTGTTCTTTTGATTTGTTAAGAGTATTAGCGTATTTTTTGGTTGCTTCGTCTAGCCTTAATATAATACCTAATTCATCTAATAGTTCGGGTTCGGCTTTTGTAGTACCACGGATTAATCGATTAAAAGAGTCTGTTAAATCTCGTCCTAATGCAATAGATACATTTCTTGCTCCTGTAGCTAATCTTTCTAATTGGTCAGGATTAATACCTGCAGCACTTGCAATAGCGGCTGCTTGCGAAGCATCTTTAAAGTTTAATTGTCCTTCTGTTGCCTTCTGCAAAGATCTAGCTATACTATTATACGCTATTCCTGTTTCTGCTGCAAAGGCTTTCTGTCCTTCTATTAGTACTCTGTAGTCCGCTGCTTGTTGTAAAAATCTAAATAAAGCTGTAACAGCAAATATCTGTGCTGCTAGTGTTGCATACGCAGGTACAAGTCCGCCTGACATACCTTGTGCCATTTTTGAAAAGTTTTTAGAAGAGTTAGAAGATTGTTGAGACAATCCTTTCATGTTTCGATCAGCGTTTTTTGTTGATCTACCGAGCTTGTCTACTTTCTTACCTGTCTTTTCTGCTGCGTTCCCTACTTTTTTGATGTTTCCTTTATCATCAACTGTTAGGGTTATTACTACGTCATTTTTTGCCATTATTTCTTTCTGGGTATATTGGGAACGTTTGGTTGACTCCCGCTTGTGCGTCTTTCTTCTTTTTTACGCTGTTTTTCTAATTTTTCATTTATTTGAGCTGAATTATGTAAATCCATTTGCTTTATAAATACTACAATAACTTGCTGCTCTGCTACTTCGTATACATCTAGTAGTGCTCCGAGAGCGCTCCAATCCTTTCCTAAATATGTTCCACTTGCTCCGTCCCATCGTTCGGGTAAAAGACTGTGGACAAAAAAGGCGATTTGTACTTCATAGGGAAAGTGATATTGTTCTAAAGGGGCTTTGGAGGGGTCAGGTTCTCTACCCAACCTTTCCATAACCATTAAGTACTCATCATAGCTCTTAAATTGAGAATCTACGTTATAGTACTGCTCAAGTAGTTCGCCTATATGCTCTACTTGTTCTTGGTAAAATTTTCGAGATCACCTACTGACTCAGTTACCCAAGTATCAAAATCACTTGAATTTTTCATAAGTAATTCTGCGTTTTCTTTGGTAAAAGGTAGTTCTGTCTCTAAATCTAAACCTTCGGTTTCAATTAAAATAAGCTGTCTTAAATAGTCATATTTAAGTCCAACCCAGTTCTTAATTACTGCGTCTACATACTCTATTAGAAAAGTATCTTCATCGAGAGTCTCTTCAAAGGCACGAGTTTTCTTATTAAACTTTTGTTTAAGACATTTACTTCTTAATTTTAATAGTTCTTCTCTTGCAAGGTAACATAGGTCTACAGTAAAACCTTCCATATCTGGAAAGTCAATTGATACTGTTTTGCTTGGTGTCATTAGTGTTGCTAAAGACACGGGTGCTGTTTTTGTTGTTTGTTCGTTCATGCTGGTTCCTGTTAAGGGTTAATAAAAAAGTATCAAGGCGGCGGGTAGCCGCCTTAACACAGTTGTCTAATTAGTCGTTAACTAACATCTTTACCTACAAATTGAAATACTGAGATTTCGTCCGTAGAGTCAAAGTCGCTAGGTAGCGCATGGAAATTAGTTTCCATTGAAATTACTTCATCAATTGAATGACTTGGTACTTCTAAGTGAGCCGTAGGCATTGTAATTAAACAATGCGGAGTGCCACTTCCACCAATATCAAAAGTCAAACTGAATTCATTTTTAATATCAGAAGTTGCTTCTACAAGATCTTCGTAGAATTCTGCACTTGATGTAGCGCTTGCGTTATCTAAGTAACAGGTGAAGTTTCCTCCAACTGATTTACTTCCTGTAACGTGTCCTAAAGGTTGATTTACTACACCTAGAGTTTCTGGAGTTAAGTACGTAAGATTATTACTCATACTAATGTTTCCACCAGTTAAAGTAGTAGTATATGTTACGTCACTTATGTCACCAGGATCTCCAACGATAGTTAAGTCAGATATTCTATTACGAATAAAACCTGAAGTATTACTTACACCTTCATAAATGAGTGCAGTTGAAGATGATAAATCTAGAGTTGTTTCTTCTGTGATTAGTTTTCCGTTTCCAGACCAATTCACAGTAGCAATTCCATCAAGATCAAAGTCAAATGAGGCTTCTCCTACTGAACAATCAGCGATTTTATAAATCATCTGATTCGCAGTTGTGGCTCCTGTCGCATAAGTATACGCAGCAGCTGCTTGAGATGCTCCTAGTATAAAATATAGATCAAAAACACCTAATGTTGCTTTATTAGCTGTACTTTGTACTATGTCCAGATTAGTTGCATCTGAAGTAATACCTGCAGTTCCAGTTTGTCCAAAGAACATAGCCCATAGTGCTTCTGAAACTTCACAATGTGCTCCATCTGTGGCACTTGCTTTGCCTGCACTACCTTTGGTACCACCTGCAGAAGTAAAAGGCATCATATAAGTGGAAAAACTCCACTCAACTGGTGCATACGAGTCGTTAAACATCGCTCTACCTCTTCTACTAACTCCTGAAGTGGATTGTGCTTCATTTAAAGTAATTTCACTAGTATTTGTTGCTTGAGAAAACGAAAATCCGTCTAAAACGGGTATGTCAAAGTACATATTCGGACTACCTGCTGTAGCCATCGGTACATGTGCTATGACTTTCGTATCTCTACTAAAATATAGTTTTGTTGCCATTATAGTCTCCTATTTGGCTTGAAAAGCGAATACGTTTGCTTTTGCTAAAATATTCGGTTTTCTAATATTGCACCTCTATAATCATTTCGCCGATGCCGAGAGGTGCTAACACTCCTTCATCTGTATCTATTGATACAACTGAAATTTGTGCGACACCAGCGCTTCCGTATGAATCTGAATAAGTCATTTGATTGTTATTATCCAGTACGTATTCTATATCTTCGAGTAGTAAACCTAAAGCCTCTGTAGGGTCTTCCTGGTTTACGTAGCCTCGAATTGTTATTGTTAAAAATCTCCACCTATTTCCGCCCCCATAGTATTCTCTTGTTTCTGTACCTGCGGACATGTGTACAGCGGGGTAAGTGCTAATTTCGTCCCAGAATTTCATCTGAGGAAACACTTGATTTGAGAGTTGGGTACGGTAATCTCCTGTACCATCGATTGCTTTTAGATTTACTACTAAAGCATCTAAAATTTGTGATCGTCTTGTTGATATACTTCTTGTCATTATACTCTCTTAGTCCTAACTAGACCAAATTTTGTACCCATCATCTCTTGAGCAATTTCTCTTATTGTTTCACCTATTATTTTTCGTGGATCTCGTCCTGGACTTGCTAATGGGTTCCCTGATCCTGGCTCAAAAACTTCATAAGGGTCTTTCATATAAGTATACCTTACTTCTACCATTCTTGGAAAAGGTATTACTTGTGTTACCTCTGCAGAAGACCCAAATCTTCCTGTTCTATGCTCTAATCCTCGGGGGTACACTCCTGTCATATTTTTCATTAATTCTTGTGGTAATACTTTATTTATTAATGTCATTAAAGCAATAGGGCTTTGCCCAGAACCCCTACCTGTCATTGCTCCTTTTCCGCGAGCTGTACCTCCTGCTGCTACTCCTATTGGAGCTTTTTTCTTTGCCCTAGGCTTACTTGTGTTTTTCTTTGTCCCTTTTCCTTTTGTAGCTTTTACTAGTGGAGTTTTCTTTTTTGTTCCTTTTGTTGGTTTCTTTTCATTAGAAGTGACTTTTACGTTTCTATTACCTTTTGTAGCTTTTTTTAAGTTGCTTACAACTTGCACTGTGACTGCTCTTTTCCCTCTCTCTTTAAGTTTTGGAGAACCTTCTATACCTGCAGCAAACCCTTTTGAGTTAAATAAGTCTGACATATCTAGTCTTACTGCTTTTACTGCTTTATCAATTATTCTATCAAAAACTTGGGGGTTATCTGCTTTAAGCCTTTTCATCTCTGCGTTTTGTTTGGCAGTTCCTCTTTGAGTATAGTACATCAAATATTTGTCGCCAAGAGCTCTACCATCAATAGGGCTATTTTGTCTAATATCAAATCCAAACTCGAGGTCTATCGCATCAAGTAAATTTTGTTGAAAAGCTCTAGAAGCTTGTACAAAGTCAATTATATCCGTATTGTCAACTTTTTCTGCCCATTCTTTCATGGCACCCCCTGCTACGTTTCCACCTTTTTGCACTCGTGCTCGTGCTCCATAAGCAGCTACAGTAGTTTCTTTACGATGGTTTTGTTCTAAATCGCCATGTAAACTATCTTGCAATCCTGACTGAGTTTGAAGTTGGGACGACTTTTTAAACGCTCTTCCTGGTGCCCTTCTTGGGTATACTGTTCCGCTTCCACCTTTATTTACTCTTACATGTCTACCTAAATAAATACCTCTATCTGTTCTAATGGAGTTTAATATACTATTTCCCATTTTGCCTAAAAGTTCTTTTCTCTTAGTTCTATACGCTTCGTGTACGTTTGAAGGGTCTAACTTAGTGGGTGGAAATGTAACTCTAAAAGACCCTACACCCCCCATACTGACTGGTCTAGCACTAACACCCTTTTTCTGTTTACAGTATCCCTGTAGTTCTTTCATAAAAGTGTTTAGATGCTTATTTACATGGTTATCTATTTTTTTGTTGCTTCTACTGTTCCATTTACTTCGAGGTAGTCTAGTTTTTGGTCTATCAAACCATTCTTGAATTGAACCGTAAACATCATCTCTATAATTACTTTCTGTTAAAAAAGCTTGAGAACGCATCTCATTAGCCCATTTTCCATAGTTGCCTTTACTGGTATCTCTTACTT